CCCCCGAGATGAACCGGGATGTACCAATTAGGCCTGAAAGTTTTGCCCAACCAGTCCTCTTTCCATCGTTTGAAAATCGCTGGAATCATGCACTTCGTCCAAGGACAAAGCTCAATCATCCTGTTCGCTTCCTTCCCGATCTGGGTCGGCAGCGCCGCGGATTCTCCTTCCTTCAAAGAGGTCCCATTCATCAGTTTAAGGTTCAAATAACCCTGACGTTCCATTCTCCCTCCTACCCGCTTAAAGACCTGCGAGTTGATCATGCACATATCTTCAGATAGGTACTGTTTTCCGGCAGACATCTTGAAGCCGGCCTCTTGACTCGTCTCGAGAAAGATCTCGTAGAATTCGGCCTCGCATTTGAAAAGCATGTCATCGCCATTGACGATAACTGTTTCCATCATGCAGGAGCCTCGTTCTTCGCGGATCCTCCTTTCGAAAGAATTAGGAGACCTAGAAATCCACCGCCTGACGGCTGTTCTTAAAACCGCCAGATTGATCGTGCACAAAATGGGGAAGCTTAGGGGATGACCCATAAGTTGCCCGTCTCGCAACTCAATCGGATCGATATGAGTAAAACCCTTCCCTTCTGGGTACCGGACAACTCCGGAACAGGACAGGGAAAGAAAAGCAAGATCGGAGAGGGGAGCATTATAAAGAGGAGTGAAACACGCTATTGTCGCGTCTTTCTTCAACAAGTCCGTAGCTGCTTCATAATCAACAGAGCAAAAGAACGGTAACGTTTTGCATCTAAGATCCATTCTACGAACGCGATCACTGAGATCTTCGTGTAGCATAGTTGAGTGGACACTACGCTTCCAATCATCCAACATCTGTCCCTGCAGAGGCTGCAGAGCAGTGTAAAGATAACCATCGCCTTTGGTGATGATCCTAAATTTTCCTGGTTCGGGAACGGGAACAACCGAAAGATCAAACATCGACTGGGAAATTTTATTTCCTTTCCGATCTTCGAAAATTCGATCCCCCAACCCGACACAGGCATCTTTAGCTTCTTCATACGTCTTCTGGCGCCAGACATCCACGCCCGTCGACAACGATCGGAGTTTTCCGATTGTTTTGGCAACCGGACCCCGCAAAGAATCCATGATATCAAAAGGTTCGAACAGGCTTAACGCCCCACCGTGAGAACGGCCGGCTTGTAAGCATGCAGATCCGCTTGGTACCATCTTTGTGCAAGGAGAACCCTGGTTCGTTCGGTGGAAGATCTCGAGCGAGGTTCTTTGAATCTCGGACTCTAAATCCTCCGGAAGAATCCCATGGGGTTCACTCAATCGTTGTGCGTGTTTTAGCAACGCAAGATGTCTTTTCTTTTGGCCTAGAACCGGCCACATTCTCTTAGATCCTTTTTGAAGAGAATAGACGAAGGAGAGGTCTTTCTTAGCGACGGCACGAGCAACAAACTTACGCAACCATCCGGAAAAGAGGTTGTGTTTGATCCAGTCCTCACGGACTGGTCTCTGTGTATCATGGAAGCATTGACACATGAACACATCGAGCCAATATTTACAAAATGTTTGCTCTCTGTTTTCGTCATCAGTGTAGTGGATGATGCGCTCGATCGTTTTTCGCATCGATTTGCAAAATCTGCCAAATTCCGCGTCCGTGAACCACTCGATCCTGAGTGATCTTCTCGCGACAAATGGCCATATGAGACTTTCAGCTATAGAACGCTGACTCGCCGTGCAATACAAACCTTGCGACGACTTGTCGTAAATTGTCAGTACGAGTGATTCAGCTGATCTTGCTGAAGGATCAACTTTCTTTCCACGCATACTAGTTGCTTTCGGTACAACCAGCCAGCTCTTCGTTGGTTCGCCCAGGAACAGATCTCTAGGTTCCTGACAGCTAGTGGTTTGACTCGAAGAGGAGTCAAACTCATCGTTCGTTTTGTCTGCTTTGTTCTCAGG